CCATCCATCGAAGCATGACGGGCACGCATCGCAAAGATAAGTCCTGTTGGACCTGTCATTGGCTGAACGCCACACACATCATATGCGATGAGGTTTGGCATTGCACGGCGAACTAGTGAGATCAAAATTGGGTCCCAATTTGATACACCGGACACATTACCTGTAGGAACGGTTTCTGCAAGGAAACTTGCATCTTCTCTTAAAGCTTTTTCTTGGTTCTCAAGAATTACAGTGGTAACCGCCCGACGATACGAATCTTCAATATTTGGAAGATCAGGATGTTGGAGGACTGGGGCCCACTTTTCTTGTAGATGTTCTGTTTGAAACATTTGTTTCTCCTTTTAATATTTATTACATCTATTTATTATGTTTATAATCTAAACAGCGCCCTTGATACGTTTCTCTGTACGACCAATAGCAGACATATACGCCTTCATTGCGTCAGTCGTATCAATGTCCTGTACGGCGCTACCATAGCTCTCATCATCATTTTCATAAGTCTCAACTGAACCAGTCTTTGGGAAATAACTTTCCTTTAGAGTGTCCAACTTTTCACGGAAAATATCTTGGTCTTTAAAATCAACCTCTTCCGTTAGTGACTTAAACTTCTCAAATTGTGTGTCAGTCAAATCAGAAGCAACTTCTAAAATAACCTGTTCCCGAACTAACTTAGAGTTAGTAGAATTCATCTGGATATTCGATTCCATAGTTGAATTCAACTGCTCTTCTAATTCGGCAATCTTGTCAGATTGTGCTTCCAGAACATTGTATTTTTCGTCTGGAACATCAATGTAATGATCTTCAAATAATTGTTTCAAACCAGAAATAAAGTCTTCAGCAATCTCACCTTTAAGTCCACGCTCAATTGCCAACTCGTTTTCTTTCATCCATTCCTCAACAACATAATCGAGGTATTGATCTACTTTTTCTGCGAGAGTATTCTTATGCTCATCAAGTTCTACTGCCATAGCAACTTGTTGCTCTTCAGTAATTCTTTTTAATTCTACTCTAGTCTTAGATTTGACCGCAGCTTCAAAAATTGTTGCAGCCTTAGTTTTAAACTCTTCAGATAGGTCTTCCCCAGCAACAAGAGCTTGAACATCAGCAGTAATGTCGATGTTTTGAATATGAGATTCTAAAACTTCTTCATCAACTTCTTCATGCATACCCATCTTCATATATGTAGCATAAAGGTTTTCTTTATTCATGCCCGCCATCTCTTTATGCATTGCAGCCATGAGGTCTTCTTTGGACATTTCTTCTACTTCTTCATCCTCTTCCATTTCTTCATCTTTATGGGCTGCTTCCATCTTAGCAGATGCATCAGATGGTTTTGTTTTAGGATCAGATGCTTTTTTAGCAGCTGCTGAAGCTTTTTTACCGACTTCTCTATCTTTGTCGCTGCCATCTTCTTCGGCACCACCAAGGTCATCGGCTTCGTTTTTCTTGTCGTCTTTCTCTGATGGAACACCAGAATCATCAGGCTGACTTGCTTCTTCAAGTTCAGCTAGAACTTCTGCTTCTAGTTCCTCAATCGTTTGGTCTAATTCAGACATAGGAAGTCTCCTTTTTTATTAAATATATTTATAAATTACAATTTTTTGAGGAACTTAGCAAAAGCTAACGCCGATTCATTTGCCTGTCTTTGACGCTTCTTAACATCAAAACTCTTTTTTACCTCTGCAACATGGGCTTCAATCAACGAACCATGATCCCAAACCCATTCTTTCCCTTCCATTATGCCTTGTACAAATGCTGAAGGTGCAGACGGGTCAGCAACAATATCTGCTGCAGCTGCAAGGTAAAAGTCATTTCTCACATACTTGGCACCGTTCCTCTCGTCCAAGCTTCCCATACCTCTCGAAGATACTCCCAATTTTGTTCCCTCGTCCATCAAAGTTTTGACGATTTTCCCCATTGGAGTATCTAATATTCGAGCTTCACCCATAATATTCTTGCCTTCTGGATATAACTCCGTAACAAGATGTGAAACTCTTTCTAAATTTACAGTGGGACCATCTGGGTGGCCTAACTCACCATATGCTCTTTTTTCAGTTACAAATTTTCTATTGTAATTTGAAACTTCCTTTGAGAGTATTTCCATAGGATACACTCTTCCATTACGGTTCTTGATATCCCCTTGCATGAAAATACCACGAATCTTGTAATCTTTTTTGCCGTCTTCTTTTTCTTCGCAGATATACTCTACATTTTCAATTGCTTCTGAAATTAATTTTATATTCATGCGCCCGGATGTCCTTGTGCAACTTCTTCAA